ACTGTTTTCATTGTATTGCTTTATCTGGGTCGAATGGTGAAAACCGGAGTTTCGCCGGGTCAAAATTCAGCTTAAAAAGCCCGGTCCATCCGGTCTCACGTTGCTTTTCCACGATCAATTCGGAATCGTGCATGGATCTTTCTTCCTCGCTTGTTAGCTTTCCGGCCTTGCGCTTCTTCTCTTTTTCGGGATTGCGGAGGACTAAAAGAACGTTGTCCGCATTGTTTACCATGAGGCTGGAGCCTTTCACGGAATACATGGATGGGCGGGCGTTGTCTTGTCCCGGCTTTGCAAGGTGCGCGACAAGGTGGACGTGAGCGCCGGTCTGCTTGGCAAAATCTTGCAGCCGGTTGCAAAACTCACCTTGTGCCGGGTAATCCTCTTCCAACCCCTGGACGCGCATAAGGGAGTCGATCACGAAATGTTCCGTGCCGTATCTGCGATAGGAAAACCAAAGCATCTCCATCAAGCTCTCTTTTGTGATTGACCCAACAACGTCCGCAAAAACAATCGTCTCCCCGACGTTGCGGGCGAACTCCCGCGCCGTCGATTCGCTGAGATTCGCCTTTCCGTAAAAAATTGCAAGAAGTTTCCTTAATTGGGTCTCAACGCGAATCTCAAAAGACCCGATAAACACAGGGACGCGGGAGCCTAAAAGCTGCGCAATCATGAAGTTGAGCATGGTCGATTTACCGGCGTGAGAAAACCCGCCCCAAATCGTGAGTTCCCCAGGCCGGAAATAAAACCCGTCTCCCGTGTGCCAGTTGCCCTTGAGAAACGTCACAGTAAAAGGCTCTGGCTTTGGCTTTACGTCCTCGACAAGCCGCGCCTCCATTTCCGCCGTTGTCACAAGTCGATCGATTCGCGGGCGTTTGGCATTTGCGACCCAATCGGCGGCGTCTTCCTTGGTAAATCCTGCTAAAAGGCAATCGTTCGCGTCCTTCTTTGGGAGCGCCACAACGAGACATCGGTGCTTCCCAAGTCGTGAGATTGCCGTTTCGGTGATCTTGCCGCCCGCCTCGTCTTGGTCGAAAGCCAGATAAATGGTGTCGAAGGCTTCCAAGTTCTCCCACTCGTATTCAATCCAGGTTGCTCCGGTCCCGTTCGGAACGGAAAGCGCCGGGATTCCCCACTGATGCCAAGTTGCGGCGTCAATCTGCCCCTCGCAAAGCAAAATCGTTTTAGCCCTGTAGCTCTCTTCCGGTATCGCTTGCCACCCGAAAAGGGACGGGGCGCAATCTTTGTCCTGCCACACCTTCTTTTTGTCGCCAAGGGTCCGGTAAGAGCGGTTGATGATTTTCCCATCGGGGGAAATGCACGGGAAAACGATAGCCTTCCGCTCCGAGTCGATTTCAATTTTGAGCCGCTCGATTGTCTCCGGCTTGAGTCCCCGTGTTTGGGTCAAAAACTGGTAAGCGCGTCCATTTGGCGAAGGTGACTCGGACTTAATCGCCGGAGCATGGCCGTAAACCCGCTTCTCGTGCTGTCTGATAGGCTCGGAGATGCCAAGGAATGTCCTGACAGCGGAAATTGCTTCCCCGGCTGAAATCGCACGGGAGAGCCGCCAAAGGTCCACGAGGTCGCCGTGGTCATCTGTCGCCCAATCTCGCCACTGGCCCGCGTGTCCTCCGGTCATTGTGAGCTTGAGGGAGTCGCCGGGAGCGCCGGAAAGGTCGCCGCAAATCCATTCGTTGCCGTGCCTCCTTCCGCCGGGAAGCAGCATTGGCGCAAGTTCCTCGATCCTGCCGACGAGTTGCGCGGATAGGTCTGAAACGGTCACAAGCATCCGGCGCTCCTTTCCGCTTCGAGTTCTTCCTCGGTCCAGTAGTCGGGATGATCTCCCGCCGCTTCCCTGATCTCGGCTTCCTTGTGCCGGAGAAAGCTCGCCATCAAGTCATCTTCCTCCGGTTCGGTTTGCTCCACCTTTTCGCGCGGCCATTCCCGCTCGTAGTCGGACGGGGTCTTTTGCGATGGCATGTAGCTGGACGCCTTCCACGCGCGGACCATCGATTTCCAACAGACAATTTTCTTCCCGCTGTTGGTCCATCCGTTGCCCTCCCATTTGTTCCACGTTGCTTCTGCATCGCGAGGGTAAAGGTCAATCTCCCGGAAATAGGCGTCAAACTCCTCGCGGGTTTGTGGGCGCGACTTGCTCGCGACTGCTTCCTTTACATTCCCTTCCCTGTTCCCTGTTCCCTTCCCTTCCAGCGTCGATTGATCGTCGATTGATCGTCGAACATTCGTCGAATCGAATAACTCCTTGATAATAGACGCTTTAGGGCGGTCAACGCGCTGATGATCGGCGAAAGAAAGCACCATTCCAACCGGCCCGTGCGTAGAGTGCTCGCGAACCTCGATAAACCCGATTTTAGACAGCTTTTCGATTGATCGACGAACGATCGTCGAATCATCGTCGAAAGGTCGTAGAGCACTTCTAACGAGCGACGGGCACGCGTAAAAGTAGCCTTCGTCGTCGGCGTAGTTGAGCAAGCCAAGGGCAAGCAGTTTAGTTGCGTCGTCTTGGCGGGCCATAACCGGATGGCTCCAAAACTCAGGTTTGATGGTTCGGATTCTCATAGGCACGAAAAAGCCCTCGCCCGCCCATCACGGTCAGACCCGGCGAATAAACCGGCGCAATGGGGGGACGAGGGATGTCTCTGAGTATTCATATTTACGGGTCTGACTCCGTTGCCGATACAGTCGGCAGTTTCACGCTTCACAAAATGAGCCGGGGATCCAAGAGCGAATCTTCATTTTGAGGGCTTCCAGGCGATGATCGTTTCCTCCCCATGGCGATCCCAGAACGATCTCGACCCAGCGACTCCGCGCCATAACCCTGCCCTGCTCCCTTCGTCTTCGACGCCGTCGATGAACCTCACGGCGACTTTGGTCATCTCATCACAAGGCATCGGATCACCCGGCCTATGCGCAATCCACCCGTCATCGTCGGGAACTGGCTTATTCATTTCAGGCAAGATGTTTCCGCCATCCAATGTTGGGAAACCCCACGGAGGCGGATTGTTTGTCATCGGCTTGCCGCAATGTGGGCATGGCCTCCATCCACCGTATGTCGCGGGAACTGGTGAGGATTCCTCGGTAGATGAGTAGAGGGCGGATAGGAGGGCGTCGGCAAGTTCAATTGCAGATTCGACAACGGCACCTTCAAGCGTTTCGCTGTCTTTCAGATTGCTCCTAATGCGGCTGCACCATTCGTAGTTCATGCAAAGCCCCTGCATCACCATCGCCGCCGCCTTGAATCGCATTTCTTCTTTGTTCATGCTGTTATTTTCTCCCTTCCTCAAACCGATCCCATTCCGCCATGACCCGCGCGGCGTTGAGTTCCGAGATTAGCGCCGCCTCTTCGCGGTCGTGTTGGATTGTAACCGCCCAAGCAAAGGCGATTCCGATAGATAGGCCGAAGCAGAGTCCGGCCATGGTTCCGTAGAATTGTTTCATTATGAAATATCCTCCTCCTTCAATTCGTATCTGTTCGTTTTGGGGTTCTTCTTCCAGCCGTGGACAAGGATGCGCCACCCGGCTTTTCTGAGATGTTCGATAGCGTCCGATTCGGCCATCTTCTTGATGCGGCTCGCGACGTTGCTCCAGCTTGTGGACTGAACCGCGATTGTCTCGCCGTCTTGGATTGCGAGAATGTCGATGATGCCAAAAAGGTCGTGTCGCGTTTGGGTGAATGAGTTGTATTTCTCGACCACCTGAACCAGTTGGCAGGTTTTGCGGAGATGCGCGAGACTGCGGACTGTGGGGGATTGTTTCATCCAAAAAGGCAATCGAAGCCGCTTTTCCACTCTGCCGCGTCCGCAATGTTAGGCCCGCAATACGGGTCGGTCGGTTGCTCTATTTCAAGATACCGGGACCCGTCGCCATCCAATTTAGGGATAATCAACTCGGCGATTCTGAACGGACTTCCAATGTCGTCGGCGGCAATTGTGGCCTCACGCAAGGAGGGCGCTTGAATAATGGCGAATCTTCCACCGTTTGGGTTTTTGCCCCAATCGACAAGATAAGTTTTCATGCCCCTCCTTTCGCCTTCCTTCGTTGATATACCTCGCGCCGCTTCTCTTCCTGCTTCTCATTGCAGGGACGGCACTGGACTGAATAGCCGCCAACCTTGCCGTAATGCTGGCAGACGTTGACTTTGCACTTGCGGCAGAGAGGGGCTTTCATCCCTCCCCCTTTCCAATCTCACGCGCAACGGCTTCCATCTCAGGAGCGTCCGCCATGCCATCAAGTTCCTCCTCGTCCTGATACGCCGCGTATCCAGGTCGCCCGATCATCGCAACCTTGCCGCTAACGATTCCCGGCCAAACTCCGCTTTTCGTCGCGGCGATAATCCGGTCAAT